GGATAAACGTGTTGAAGCGATTGAGTTTACGATGTTGTATGAACCACTCGATTGCATTGCGAGTGATCCGCTTGCGATTGCGATACCCGCCAAACGTAACATAACAAGACATAGTTGGGTTCCCCAGTGTAGAAAGTTGATGAATGAGAAAACAAATAGGAGTTTCTCTGCTCCTGTCATTTCTTTAGCGTTCATTTAATAATATCTCTAGTTTAGCGTAGGTAGCACCTCTACCCTCTGTCTTTGTGTCATTCTGCATCAGTGACTGGAAATAACGTAGTTCACTCTTTGAGAATGGTGATTCGTATCTCTTTGACATAGTTAAATGGTCTGGTGTGATGATTACTTCCATAGTATAGCAGGTAATTGACTAGGTATGCTATCTATTCGGTCAGTTTGTAAACTGGCATAGTCCTCGTTCAATTCGCATCCAATATAGTTACGATTATGTTTCTTAGCGATCATTGCTGTAGTTCCTGATCCCATGAATGGATCGAGAACTATATCATTCTCCTCACTACCTGCTAATATGCATGGTTCAATGAGGTCAGGTGGAAACACTGCAAAGTGTGCTCCCTTATATGGTTTATTGGTTACTGTCCAAACAGATCGCTTATTCTTCCTGTCATAAGACTTGGTAAGACCACTATGAGGAGCCAAGCCAGTGCCAGGATTATGATACTTACCGTCTTTGCGGTCTCTTGTTCCCCAGTCTTGCTTGACTGGCTCTTTAATTGCTTCATTGTCATACTTGTACTTCCTACTCTTGCTTAATAAAAAAATGTATTCATGTGCTTTAGTGCACCTGTCCTTTACTGATTCTGGCATAGGATTTGGTTTATGCCATATAATATCCTGTCTAAGATACCATCCGTCTGCACGCAATGCGAATGCTAACATCCATGGTATACCTATCAAGTCTTTCTGTTTCAATCCTTGCAGTTTGTTACCACGTACAGGAGAGAAATTAGGTAAATCTTGATTGGTCTTAGATACTGTCTGTTTAGGATAATTACCATCTGACCTGTAATTATAATATGTGTCTCCTATGTTTACCCATAGTGTACCATCATCTTTCATTACCTCACGTACTGATCTAAACACTGACACTAAGTTATCAATATACTCTTCTGGTGTCTCTTCTAATCCTATTTGACTATCTTGTCTAACAGCACCACACTTAGGGCAAACAGTTTTGTATATTGCATCCCCAACTCCTGCCATCTTATCATGGTTCTTATGTCCAGTGATACAATTACTAGGATTGACTTTTGAATCTCTCATGTGATTGCAATTTGGATCTCCTCCTACCCACGTAGCAGTTCCATAATCACGTAGTCCGTAATATGGTGGACTAGTCACACACATTTGAACTGGTGATGTGATTGTCTTTAATGTTTCTCGGCAGTCACCGAACAGTATCTTATTCATGTATTCCGTATTGTGTTAGATCGTATTTTGCTTTGGATAATGGTTCACCCTTACGTGGTGTTGGTTCACCTATCTTTGCTAGTATGTCAGCAGGTATTTTCTTGAGAGTGATATCATATGGTATAGGTGCATTTGACACACATACTCTCACACATTCCCACTCTTCCTCAGTTAAGTTATAGTTCATTCCAAAACTAATGTTATCAAAATCATTCATCATAACCAATGCGGTTTTCTGGATGGGTCACGAAGATAATTAGATGCAACCCAAGGTTTACTGCTAATGTAATTCTTGTAAGCAGTAAAAGTGTCAATGCTTGTGTCAAATTTAAACTGTTCGGGCATGGCTCGGGTATAGCTCGTAGGGAAATCATCGTGATGTGGGAATGTATTGTTAACGTACTCGATACTAGATTGACAACTGTGAACCTTATTGTATCTGTGAGTATACTCTGCACACAATGCAAGACCATGATTGATTAACCATGTCCAATGTGATTGTGCCCAGATAGTGCATGGGTGATTCCTGAATGCACCTTTGTCTGTCTTGTATGGTGTACCATCTAACTTAGGTACAATACCAAAACCATGACCCCACTTGTCACTACCAACTATGGATAGCATTTGACATGTTTCCAATGGCATCTTGACAATGTGCTTGTCAGGTAAGCACTGTGCTGATACTATTGGATCTGGATCGGTAACAAAAATGTTCATGGTCTAATGATAGCAACAAATTATTGCTCTGTCAATTCGTAGTGTGGTCTTTCGTAATGGTCATTCCAATGACGTATATTTCCACCCACGATAAAACAGTTGGTGATAATCAATTGGAGGAATATAAAGGTTCTTATGATTGCAACGAAGTCTGCTTCCTTATCGTTTTTACCAGACTTATCACCGAGTGCTTTCGCCCATATCCTCCATATCTTCCTCATTTCTTTTTCTTTTTCTTTTTACTTGGTTTGAATACACCAAGAGATCTGAGGATGAACAGACTTAATACTGTCCAAAATACTACATACCATCCATTCATAAGTTATGCGAAGTTAAGAGCAATTGTAACACGTTCTCCATCAAAAGTCAAAGGAGGTACACTATGATATAAATCTGATCTGAATATTACTACAGTTCCTTCTTTAGGAGGTGCAACCATAAACTCTTGATGCCATGGAGATTCTACTTGTATATCTTTTGGTGGCATCATACCACCGAAACCAGGTCTTTTAAATGTGATGCCAGGTGCACCATCTGGTACTTGTAGGAAATAAACTGCGGAGAATATATTACCAGGATGTATATGGAACTCTTGATAACGTCCAGATGTGTATACGTTATACCATCCATTTGTGCATTCATACTCTCCGAAGCTCCCATAGTATCTTGCACACTCATGTACCGCTTCAGTTACCTTACCTATGAGTGGTTGGAACTCCAGTGATTCTGTTAGACACGATATTTTAAAACAATTATCAGGAGAATACTTACCACTCAACCATTCTTCTGTGTTTCCAATACCAAAGACTTCTCTCATCTTCTGTACTTTCCGCATCAAAATCTCATTCTCATCATGAGTGAGGATATTGTGTCTTGCATACATCCCAACTGGGAACATATCCATCACTGTTTTGTTATCGTCAAGATTACTAATCTTCACTGTCATTGTCTTCCGCTTTAAATACTAATAGTTCATCGCCACTCTGCACATCTTTCATCTCAGGATGCACTATCTTCCGTGGTTTCTTCACATCCTCAAGGAGTGAACCTGTCATCCTCCACATAAATGCGAAGGTTGCACTTGCAGTTGCTGCAAACATAATACCAAATATGAATATGGTTATGTCATTCATAAGTCTTCTAGTCTAGGTTCTACCCAATGATCTGTATTATCAATACCTGCTGCTTTAACATAACGCATGATGTGATCATCTATCTGATGATATATGGGATGTAGATCTAAATCCATATTAATATCATGTGCTATCTGTGCAACTTGTGCTTCAGTTAAGCAATGGTCTGGATGCAACAAATCACAGGTTGGAATCCTGTGTTCTATTAGTTCATTAAGATTAAGTCTAATTTCGTAGTCTCTATATACTGGCATGTTTCTACTGTGCTAGAAGGGGTCAGAGACCCCTTGTGGGGTCTTAAACGTACTTGGTAGGTAATGTTGATCTGTCGTAAAGATAACCACCTGACCATGTGCAGTTGATTGGATTAAGGATATACTCTCTATCCTTGATTATTCTTAAGTCCCATCTTACTGGATACTTACCTGTTTTTGTTGGTGCATTATAACCTGCAGGCATATACACCTCACCTGTCTTCTTATCTATAAATGCATGAACAGTGCTGTCTCTGTACTGTGTGTCATGTCTGCCAAACTCTTGCATAACGATCTTGATGTACTTACGACCTGTGTATGCTACAAATCTGTTTAGGTTAGCAGTACCAAACTGGATCTTGTCTAGTTGCTCCTCATGATACTCTGAATATGATCTCTCATCCGCAAGAGATCTCTCGTGCATTCTGATTGCTTGGTGCTTGAAGTTTAAATCTAGTGCTTTACATAGATCGTTAGCCCAACCTTGTACTCTTTCTTCGAGTGTTGCAGGTGCGGTTGCTACTGTCATGTGTCTCCTGTGTTGTATACTATAATTATAGTACAATATATGCGGATGTGCAAGCTATTGTGACACAAATTTAATCGTCCCAATCATCATCCCAATCTATTTCCTCCTCTTCACCGAACATTAGGTCATAACTCTCCGCATCCTCTTCATCAAAATGATTGACATGCCACTGCAATACACGATATCCTTGCAGACTACTGAATGTTATAGTGGAATCTCCTTCATTCATAGCAAAACCCCGCTTCAACCACTCCGTTAGTTCATGCTCTGGGTATGCATCTATCATTAAATTGAGCAACTCTTCAAACTTATCACGTTTAAGATGCTTATACTCTAGTGGTGGATGATCCAAATGATCTTGCCACACTGGTGTTCTTCCGTCTTCTATCCACATCATCGCTCAAACACCTCAATCTTACCCTCAATATACTGGTGGATATAGTTGACTACCTCATCCGCTATGTTCATTGGTTCGTTAGTAAATTCAATAATGTATCCTGGTTTCTCAAATTCTAGCATATCAAACTCACTTTTCAACCTTCTCGGTGCACCCATGGGTAATTCTACTTTGCCATATGTGGCATTTTCCGTACAAATGAATATAGAATCAGCACTCATAGGCATAAAATGTGTGGTTTTATCTACTTTCTGTACGTGTCGCTCTAAATTTGGTATAGTCTTGGCATCAGGGTCGATACCAACACAGAGAGCACTACTATTATCGGTCAATGATGTGAACCTAGTTATCCCTTGTATGCGAAAACTTACGTTAGTGCCAGGTTTATAACGTAAGAAGTGCGGATGTCTGGCTGTTTCACTCATCCATATACCATCATTAAACAACAGACATCTACTATGCATATAAAAATGCCTGAGAAACTCAGTTGGTATGTCCATCCAATCAGGTATGATCGCATTGATCATGTCAATGTCAGGTTGTTTTACGTATGTCTTGTGTTCTTCTGGATCGTCACCAAAGAATTTAAAACCTTGGGCACATCCTCTATGATATAAAACTGTAAAATCTTCAAATGAATCAGTTACAGTGTATGATTTACTCATCTATCAATAATTTCAATAAGTCCGTCTTCTACTTGTTGTAACCATGTCCTAGCAAATTCTGCAACATCAGGTTCTTCCCTCGTAAATTCAAGTATTAATGTAGGTTTATCTACTGTTATTTGAACTGTGTGATCAACTGATACTGGATATGGGAAATGCTGTTTTATTTTCTGTTTATGAAACCAACAATCGTGCATTGCTACTAGTATACTACCTTTTCCTGTTGGTGTAAAGGCTCCACTCTCCTTATAAAAATGACATCTCCTGTTAGTGGCATGCATATCTTCATATCCTTGACATGAGGATATACCATGTTCTTCTTGCGATATCATTCTTGCAAGACCATTGAATCTGAAATGAGTGTGTGAACCGTTATGATAAAGCAATGATCTGTGTGCAGGTCTTAAACTGTCACTCCTCCATGTACTTCCAAACATTACTGTTCTATGATGCACTTGTAAATACTTACCGCAATCTCTCACTTCATCTTCGATTGATGCGACTATACCCTTAGGATACTTTTTAATATGCTCTGTGACAATATCATCCTGACTAGGCAGAACTATCTCCAGTACTGGATCAGGATCATTACCAAATATTTTTTTACCTTGACGTGCATCAGTTGTACTGTACACCGTCATACCAAATTGTGTTATGCTTCTACCAAAAGAATAGTGTGCTATCCTTGAATCTTGTGTCTCTGCAAATTGATACATGTATTACCCCTCAGCATCTTCTTCTGCTAGTGCCTGTGTGAGTGCTTCAAATTGTAAGTCAAAGTCATCTTCATTATAAACGTTGATAACCTGAGTTGCATTTATAGCACCTGCAATAGGATCAACATTATTTGGATTTGCTTTTGCTTTTGCTTCATGATGTTTCATCAATTCAATCATTGGAACTGATTGTTCTTGATCTAGTATAGCATTGAGTGCTAGTAGACTACCAGACATATCAACTTCTTCTACTCTAGAATTTTCAACTGCAGCATAAACTATATCAGCAACTTGGAATCTCAATGGTTCCACTTCTTCTGGTTGCATATTATCAAGATCCATGATAATAGGACCATACCACTCATCATTCTTGAGTGTGCCATCATTGTAGAATACTTCAAAAGTTCTCTCTTCTGAGTTATAGTTTGTACATTTATATACTGGTGCTACTTCAGCATCCAGTCTAAACTGTGGATCTATATTTTCAATAGCTTCGGTCATTAGTTTACCTCTGGTCCGTTAACTGTACCTTTTGTCTCATATGTTATATAGCTGACTCCGTCTACTGCATTACCACGACTACCTGGTGAACCTGCAGTACCTCCACTTTGTGCATTTTGTCCTAGATTACCACCATGTCTACCTCTTTGAGCATTACATGACTGGTTCTGACCACCATTACCTCTAGCATTTGATTGTCCGTTTTGACCATTAGCATCACCATTTCCACCTTGTCCACCAGGATAGCCAGCACCACCGCCACCTCCTCCACCTTGTTCTTTGGAGAAGTTTTGATATGTAACAGGGCATTGATTACCTTTCATACATGATTTCTGTCCAGTGTTTTGGTAGACGCATTGACCTCCACGGCCACCGCCACCTCCTCCACCGCCACTAGCAATCTGACCACTGTTGACTATTGTAGTAGCAGTTCTAACCCATAATGCACTTTGTCCATTTTGTCCATTTCCACCTGCACTATGATTGTTACTTCCATTTCCACCATTACCACCTTTACCTAAGATGCGTTTACCACCATTAACATATAAAACTACTCTAGAACCTGCAGGCATAGAACCAATAAACAGAGCTCTTTGACTT